TGCGCAAGGAAGTAGCGTGCTTCTGCTTCTGCTTGTTTTACGTCTCCACCAAACCAAGCAAAGTGATAAAACCCGATAGGATTTGATTGTTCCACTTGTGCGGATAAGCAAGGGTTGATATAGCTTGTACTTTCAGAAATTTTGATAATAGTATTCTGTGTACCCATGTCAGACAAAATACCTGTAATATCGTATCCATTGTGGCTAGACACATCGATGAATAGGTCGTTTTTTTTCATTTGTTTATTTTCCTTTCGTTTTATGGCAATGCATTAGGCCATTGCTCCTTCATCATTGTGCATGATGTAGTATTTTGGTTTTTCGGTCGGACGAGAACCTGCAATTCCATTGAAAATCGTATTATTAATGATTTTGATCATTTCTATTGCTCCTTCCACGCATCATTCATCTGTTTAACTGCTGACTCAACAAATGTGTCCAAGTCCTTGTCAGTCATGCTAATATTGTACTTGCTAAGCTCTGTACGGATTTTAGTTCGTGCTTGCTCTAATTTTTCTTCACCCTTGTATCCAGTTTCAGAAGTGACTTGCTCAACAGCATTGACTGCGTTCTTGGCAAGGATTTCAGCGATTTTTACCGCTTTTTCTCCGCCTTTTCGTAAAAGATAATCTTTTACTGCTTTTACGATACTGCCTGTTGCCACTGCTAAAAAGCCTGTAGCAAATGCAATAATGATTTCGTTAAATTGTGACATGTGTTATTCTCCTTTGTTTTTGTCGTCATCGTTCTCAAGCAATCGTTGAAATGCTTTCAAGATTGGCTGAAAAAGAATGACATTTCCTTTTAATTTGCGATAATTTTCAACGAGCGATTGAAATGTGAATGCGATGTACCCGAGATAAATAGAGTACAAGAATGCGAAGCCTGTCTTCTCGGGCAATAGGACAGACATTGGAATAAGGATCATCAATAAGAGAACCCCTAAAATCTTTCGAAGTAGCCCGTTGATACCAATTTTACTCTTGTATTCAATATCAGGATTGACAATCGCAGCAATAGTTCCTGTCACAAAATCAATAATTTCCATTGAAACAATTAGAGCTAGAGCATACAATACCAAACCATCTTCTGTTTGGATGAGGCTTCTAAAAAAATTGAAAAATTCAATATGCATATCCACCTCCTACTCTTTAGGTTCTACCGTTGGATCCGTCCAGTCAGGATTGCCCTCTTCATCAAATTTCATGATGTAGAACTCCTGATTAAACAAATCTGTTACGTTGATTGTTGTGGTTGTCCCACCCCACTGGTTGAACGCCCAAACGGTTTCAACATCCTTGAGTTGGCGACGGCCATTTACAATCACAGGACGTTTTTGAACATCACGATACATATAGAAGTCATTGCTTGCATTCTTGCAACGAATGAATTCTCCGTTTTCTTTCATGTAGCGCAAAGCGGTCGCAAGATCAAATGGTTCTGTGATTTTTGTAAGGTCTAGCAAGTTATCTGTGTTTTGAATTGTTTCTGCCATGTCTATTCTCCTTTGTCTGCTGGTTTAGTTTGTTCATCAAGCAGAGCTTCCAGCTCCTCCACTCGTGCTTGAAGTCTTTGATTCTCTACTTCTTTTTCCCTTAGTTGAATCTTCAACAGATTATGTCTGAGCATTAATGCCTTTGAATCAACTAACATGTCATCAAGTGTCATGCTTAGGACTTGGTTAAGCTGTTCTTCGTTCATTTTCTAAATTCTCCAATCTGTGTGTTAGTTTTCTATTTTCAAGAGCAAGCTCCTGAATTGCTTTTAGTGCGATATTTAATAATCTAAAATCATCTAATGCTAAAGTTTCACCTTTCTTATAGACCAGTGAACTATCTATTTTTTCTACATCTTGTGCAATCAATCCGACATTTGTATAAGGTTTCTTATAGCCAAATTTATCAGTCTTCCAATCAAATTCTTTAAACATCAATTTTTGTACAAAATCTAACGCATTATAATGCGTATCACCAATGTTAGTCTTTAAATTTTTGTCAGATGTAGACCCATCAACACTAATCCACCATGTTCCACTTTTACCAGTCCCATCGTCGACATAAAGCTGGTTACTTCGAGGATCCCAGCCAATAAATCGAATAGGATATAGATTTCGAATAGGATTTTGATATTCAAAATTCGATATGATAGGAACTCCAGAAACAGGAGAACCATTATGCAGATTACAAAGTGACACACGCCCCTTGACGGTAAGCAGTATATCTTCTGTATTGTCTCCAATAATGTTTCCACCATTCCAATTTGGAGAATTGTAAATAAACATTCCTTTAGGGATTTTTCCAAAATTCCTACCAAACAATTGAACACCAATTCCCTTATTTGCACTATAGGTCTCAGGGACGTTGATTTGAAGGCCACCTTCTTGAGTAGGTCTCAAGAATCCATTATCACCAATAGTCATTCGACTATTACCTGTTATCGCGGTCCCGTTGATTTCAGTACCTCGGATAGTCCCCCCGTAGATACGGTCACCCTTGAGAGTACCTGTCACAATCTGAGAAGCATCTATTGTTACGGCATTCAAGGCATTTACAAATGCTCTGCTTGCTACTAATTTGCTAGTGATGATCTCGTTTGAGACCATTCTATTTGCAAGAGCCTCGTTGAATACCAGCTTATCCGCCGTGATGGAATTCGTCCGTATGACATCCGTGTTCAGAGTCGCGAACGTACCCTCACCAACAAATAATCGCTTGAAGTAACCGTCAATTGCAGTTAATTTATCAGCCAGAGTATTCCCCTCAAGTCTGATAGTCTCTGCTTTAATTCCTACATTTCGACCTGCTAGATTAAAACCAGCTATGATTTCGTTGACACTGTTTTTATTATGGACTCCCCACGAACCAGCAAGCTGTCTTTGAACTGTCTTCAGACCTTCATTCTTAGATACCTCAACCTGGAACAGCTGATTTGTCATAGCCATTCGGGCTACCTTGTCAGCGATGCCGTTCTCAGAATTTCCAAGAATCCGCTCATAGAGTTGGCTAGTTTCCTTAACTCGCTGGAAGTCTGTTTGGTTAGCCTTACCAGAAATCAATGAAGTGATTTCTGTGAATCTGCCATCAACTGCATTTTTGTAGGTCGCAATCTGAGTGGCGATTAAGCCATTTTTGGGGTTGGTAATAGCTTCAAACTTGCGTTCAAGACCTCTCACATCTTCTTGATAAGTAGCCTTACCGACGAAATCACGATTGACCAGCTCACGAACTGCATTAGCTTGACGAGCACTCTCCTCGCGGGCATAGCGTTGTAAGACATCCTGTCGCTGACCGTCTTTATTTACATATTCCTGAATAGCTGATAAATCGGTTCGCAAGCCCTGAGCTGTCCGCTCGAAGGTAGCCTTAGCTTCAGTGATAAGCCCATCAGTGTCCTCAACCGCTGGACTCCAATCTGTCGCTAGAGTACCTTTTTCAAATTTAATCCTACGCACAGAATAGTTATTGTTTCCAGCGTAATCGTATAAAGCCATTTCTCCCCTCGAATAACGAGGGTCGTCGTTCGAAAAGATAACTGGACCTGTGAACGTGAACCGTTGCCATTCTTTGCTTGGAGTGATATTTGCACTAGCTTTCAGACCGAAGCGGTTATTTTGATAGTGATAAAAAAGTAGAGGGCGAATTTCGCCACCTTCATTAATTTTTAAATCAAACGATAAAGTCCATGTTTCACCTACATTTTCTTGAGTAAGGTATGGATGTAAGGGAATGGAGAAGAAACGTGTACTTGTTCGAATCTTCTCGGAGTCTCGATAATAATTCCGCCCGCCGACCTTCATTTTGGCAAATGTCTGCGTAAGTCCATCGATGTCCTGTTTAACCTCTGATTTGGTCGCAAATCCATTCATCTGGCCAGTCATTCGACTAAGAGCCTCTGTGGTCGTTCTGCGATATTCTGAAGCTTGATTGACTTCACTTGTGACCGTCTGTTTCAGAGCATCCAAATCACCCGACAGAGCCATCTGTGCGCTCGTAGACTGTCTCTTAAACTCTTCAAGTTTGGCAACAGAATCCAACCCAATCCGCTTGGCTTCTTGAGCGAGTAAGCTACTTGCGCCAGCATTTTGTAAGGCTTCTATAGCCTTTTGCCTATTTTCTTGGATAGTTTTTTTAATTTCTTGAGAATTTCGATTGAACTCCATATCGAATTTCTCGTGGTCGAATTCTGTTGGTTCAAGCTCCCATTCTGCACCATTCCAAAAGTACAGTTGTTTTTTCTCTCCGACTGTCAAAAATAAACGATCGCCTTTTCTCAATGTCCCTTTTGGCACATCTAAGGGCTTTACATCTCCAAAGTAGTTTGTGTTTTTCCCATCTGCAGACACTAAAGCTCTTGTGGCTGTTTGTAAGGCACGTTCGCTCCCTTCGATTGAATCAGTTAGCGTACGTGATAAATGACTAATTTCACTTGTTACCCGCTGGACCGTTCCAATATCGTTGCAGACAACCTTTCGACTAATTAGATTGCCACCTACATCATATTCGCTGGTAAACGACACGATGCGGACTTTTTGACGAAATCCCAAGGTTTCATTAATGGCCATAATGTAATCGCCCGGATTTGGACGACTGATTCGATAGCCAGCTTGTGATAAGTCTTCCATATCGATTTCGACAGAAACCTTGTACGACTTATCTACATTTTCTTTCAGCCTTTCTAACAACTTCCCTGTATCTTTGTAGCGCTCATCTACAACAGGGTCTGCCTCAATTCGTCCATAAATAGCAGATAGTGGGCTCTCGTATGATGTTTCATAACGACCTTTCGAATGATCCTCATCGTCTTTCCAAGCACCGAGGCCACGTTGGTAGGTTACAAAGCTATTGATATCTTTTTCTATTTTCAGCTCGTTCATATTAAAATCTTTACGAACGATTGTAGACAGGTCTGTTCCGACTCGTTTTAAGATTCGAATGACATGTCCACGGACAGAAAATTCAAGACCAGCGGCCTTGATAATGTCGTTGAAAAGTGACAGTCGAGACTTATTCCCAAAATTTTCTTTTCGAATAGACCCGACTGTTGTTTCCAAATTGTAAGTATAGCCACTACCTGAAAAGATCGCTTGTAGGTAAGTTTCAAATGGTTTTGAGCCATTCAAAATAGTGTAAACCATAGATTTTGACATGTCGTAGAAGAATTGATGAACTGCATCAAATTCGACCTCAATCTGTCTCCCTGTGTCGTTAGGTTTTGCGTAAGTAATACGATAATACTCATCATCTAAACGAAAACGCCAGCCTCGACCTATACCGTGCAAGATTTTATCGTTGGTATAGATTGTGCCCTTCACAGACAATTCACCATTGACCGCATTAGTTACAGAGTAAGCAACTAGAGCGCTATGCTCTGTGCCTTTTTCATCGACAAATGTAATCAATCTATCTCCTCCTTACTTATATAGCTCTTTAAAACCTAAAATTTTGATCGTCCCTCTAAAATCAGTGGAATAACGAACTTGCTTCTGCGGATTTGGTCGAATGACAAAATATTCATAATTTGTTCGAATGTTAATGTTCAAATCTGGCAATGCCATGCCTTTGTAAATTACATTTTCGACACCGGACAAGCGCAATTTATCGCCTTCTTTAATCGGTGTTGAAGTATGATTATAGACCCAACGTCTGCCATCAATTTCCAAAAAGAAGTTTGTTTGGCTAGTGCTTGCAGTCAATTCGACTACATAAGGCACTTCTAGCTGGCTGAGAGTGGCTGTGCCCTTATATGGAATAATTCCTCCAGCCAAAACAATGTCTCGAGGTACAGTTTCGCCAAATGGCATCTCAGCAGTCACCAACTCAAAAGAAATGTTATATTTCAATCCTGTCGCGGATTTCCCGATAAAGTCATAGTCAATTTCATTACTGATATGCACCTTATATCGATACTTCCAAGCAGTGTGAGGAATATCTAAAAGGTTTAAATCCCCCGTTTTT